ACATAGTCACGGTATCCACACTGAGGGCAGTCCAAAAAGGTTTCATTAAATAACATTTCGGATTCACAAATGGCACAATTTCCAAAGTTTTCCGTAATTGAGGAGGCAATACTATTTTCGTGTTGGATAGCGGTCGGATTTAGTGCTGTCAAATAGGACTCCAGCGCCTTATCGCGCTTAAATCCAATGGTGTTGGTAATTGCCGATGCTCGGCGCACCTCAGGAATTAAATCATTCGTTTTTGTCGACTTGTCGTCGACTTCCGTCGTAAAATACGAATATACGCTATTGGCTGGCATTTTTCCCTTTGCTGCCGCCTCCACGGGTTTTTCGCCACCGGCAATTCGTTCTTGGGCGTCACTGTACGAAAAGAGAATATCACCAACGCGCAAAAAATAGTCTGCTTCGGCGGTACCGTCTTCGAGCTTTTGAATAGCTTTTTCCAGCGCCGTGACCTCTTCTTCTAGTTTTTGTCTGGAAGCCAGGACTAATACATCATTTGCGTTTGTTAATGCACTCGGCTCTAAAAACTGGCGTTCAACTGCTGCGAGTTTTTCCTGTTTAGCCGCTAATTCCAAACGCAGTTTCGGAAGATTCTTCTTTTCTTCGCGGATTTTATGGATTTGTTGTGTATGAAAAGATTCAAGTGTTTTTGCCGGTTCAAGCGACTTTGGTATTCGTGAGACAGTGGGCTCTAGCTCACCCATTGGTTTCAATAGGTTGTCTAACGATAAGGGCTCGGACATGATAGCACTTATACTAAGAAAATCAAAAATATAGGTTTAGACCATAGCCAATTGTGCGGGTCCATTACCCCCTAGGGATCGGAATCTCTTCAAAAAAACCTCCCGGAGCCGAAAATTATTTTCTCGGGCACAGGTATAAACAACAATGGGATCCGGTGGTCTAATGCAGCTCGTCGCCTACGGCGCGCAGGATATCTACCTAACAGGCAACCCGCAGATTACCTTCTTCAAGGTCGTCTATCGCCGCCACACAAACTTCGCCATGGAGTCTATTGAGCAGACGTTCAACGGCTCGGCGAACTTCGGCAAGAAGGTGCAGTGCACCATCAGCCGCAACGGTGACTTAATCCACCGTGTGTACCTCCAGTGCACGCTCCCCCAGGTCCAGCTCCAGTCCTCGGACGGCTCGGGCGCGCAGTTCCGCTGGCTCAACTGGGTCGGCCACAACCTCATCAACAACGTCTACGTCGAGATCGGCGGACAGCAGATTGACAAGCACTACGGTGACTGGCTCCAGATCTGGAACGAGCTGACGCAGCAGCCGGGTCTCCAGGCGGGCTACGCCGAGATGGTTGGCAACGTGCCCCAGCTCACCAACCTGCTCGTCCAGGGCGGTGAGGGCTGCGACAACTCGTGCGGCACGGGCGAGCCCCACGCCTCCCAGGAGGTCCGCAACTGCGCGCCGGAGTACACGCTCTACATCCCCTTCCAGTTCTGGTTCAACCGCAACCCTGGACTGGCGCTGCCGCTCATTGCGCTCCAGTACCACGAGGTCAAGATCTGGCTCGAGTTCAACGCGCTCCAGAACCTGGAGTGGGACTACGCCACGACGTCGTCGGGTGCCCAGAACACCTCGTACCCCATCCAGACCCGCATTGCCGCGGCGGGACTGGTGTCGGCGTCGCTGTACGTTGACTACATCTACCTCGACACGGATGAGCGCCGCCGCTTCGCCCAGGTCTCCCACGAGTACCTGATCGAGCAGCTGCAGTTCACGGGTGGCGAGTCGGTCACGTCGTCGTCCAACAAGATCAAGATGAACTTCAACCACCCCACGAAGGAGCTCGTGTGGGTCGTCCAGCGCGACTCGTATGTCTCGTGCGACCCCACGGTCGTCAACCCCTGGAAGGGACAGCAGCCGTTCAACTACTCCGACTGGTGGGATCGGTCGGTGCTCGAGTCCGGCTACTCCGTCACCCGCGTGGAGGGCATGGCGGGCTACAACCCTGTCGTTGTCGCCAAGATCCAGCTCAACGGACACGACCGGTTTACGGAGCGCGAGGGACGCTACTTCAACTTGGTCCAGCCTTACCAGCACCACACCAACATCCCCGCGGTCGGCATCAACGTGTACTCGTTTGCCCTCAAGCCCGAGGAGCACCAGCCGTCGGGCAGCTGCAACTTCTCGCGTATTGATAACGCGACGCTGCTGCTGACGCTGACGAACAACACGGTCAACACGTACAACACAGCGCAGGTCCGCATCTACGCCGTCAACTACAACGTGCTCCGCATTATGTCTGGTATGGGTGGACTTGCTTACAGCAACTAAACGTACTGTATTTACAGTACAAAATTTTTTATTTTCTGGTTTTTTTGGAAAATACAGTAGGACAAAAAATTTGAATAAAACTAAATTTTCTTATGTCAGCATTTAATAAATGGAGACATGTAAAGCTATAGTCTTAGAGGGTTCCAGGAAGGGACTTTCGTGCCAATTTCCACCATCTGATAACGGATACTGTGGTCGGCATCAGCGTAACTTTCAGCACGAGCAACTACTAAAAGATGGTAAAATTCCCTGTCGATTCTTCTTTCGTGGTTGCGATACTATTATTACAACCAAAGGATCCTGCAATGATTGTAAAAAGCGCATATGTAAAAAGACTACGGAGTGTGGTCATGAAGGATGTAAATTCAAAACTACAGGTGATAAATATTGTAAGAAACACAGCAGAGATACATACCGTGATGAAGAGAAAGAGAAAAGTATCCGTTACTGTGATATAGATAGAGGATGTTTTACTGTATGTAAGGAAGGTTATACAACGTGTGATATATGTAGAGAAAAGTCTTATAATAAAGAGAAAGAAATTCGTAAAGAGCGTGTTGAATTACATAATGCTTTAGAACATATACCTACAGTAACAAAGCAATTATGCGTAAACTGTGGAAAAGATTATGAACAGTTCAAAACAAGATATAATAAGCCTAGTAAAATATGTAAATCTTGTAATGAATATAATGCTGTACAAGATAGTAAACGAACTGATAGGATTCGTAATTATAAAAATGAACATTTTAAAAATTTAGAAATATATTACAAAGATTACATAAGGAGTGCTAAGATTCGCAATTATACAATAGGACTTCAATTTGATGATTTTAAACAACTTGTATTATCTCAATGTCATTATTGCCAATATTTCAAAGATGATGAAATAAATGGTATAGATCGTCTGGATAATCGCAAAGGATATGAAAAAGACAATTGTGTGCCTTGTTGTGAAACATGTAATATGATGAAATATGTATATCACCCACTATTCTTCATCGAACTTTGTAAGATTATCAGCGGGTTTAATATTCCGTCGGCAGACTTTTATAAAAAATGGAAACAATATTATATAAATACTACATCAAACAGTTGGGCTAACTATAAGAAACATTCCGAAGAAACGAGAAAACTACCATTTCATATTACAAAGGAAGAATGGTATATCCTTATTAAGAAACCATGCTACCTTTGTGGATTTACTAGTAAGAAAGGAGTTGGACTTGATAGAGTAGATAATTCTAGACGTGAATATACTCTAGATAATGTTAAGCCGTGTTGCGGAGCATGTAACATCTTCAAAAAAGACTTTACATTAGCACAGGTCAAAGAGAAAGCACTATTGGTGTCATCTATTTGGACTGATACAACGCCATTCCACTCTATACCCTTATAAAACCCAACAAATTTCCACAACCGATGTACTATTAGTGCTTCAGTTGAATATTTTTATTATAAATAATTAGAGATAAGCATGTCCAATGCGTCAAGTGCCCCGATGGTGGCAATGAAACAGATCATGGATATTATTGCCAGCGGAGACGTTGAGGGATTAAAAGTCGCACGGCAAAATACTTTCAAGTTGAGAAACAATGTTGAGAAACTGGGCTACGCAGGTCTAAGACCATTTTTAAGCACATATATCCACCCTCAGGATGGTAGCGAGTATCAAGGAATGAACCCACTCCACTTGGCTGTGTTGAAAGGTAATCCTGCAATGGTCGAAGAGGCGATGTATTTCGGCGCCGATCTGGAGACACCAAGCGGTGCAACATTGGATCCCAAATTAGCTCAGAAGACTCCACGCCAAATTGCGGATGTGCTTTTGCTGCGTAGTTATAATACACCTGAAAAGGGCAGGATGTTCAAGGC